AAGCAGCATCAATAGCTGGGGATGAATCCAAGTCAAAGGCCGAACCTCCAAAAAGATATCACAAGTTTATTCACAAGATTAAAGGTTGATATATGAAGAAAGATCTTTGTACTGAGTTCGATAACTATATGAAAAAACTTTGTCATACTGATTTAAACATAAGTTGGAGTGTTAGACTTCAGGATGGAAAAGTTGTATACGGAGACTATGAAAGACCTGGATATGATAACCCGTGGTTTAGGTTGAAGGAATATTGCGAAAGTAATAAAGTTGTTCCAACATTGGTAAAACTCTATATGTTTGGAGCAAGGGAGCATGTATTTTTTTCAGACCCAGAAGGTCTAGATGGTTTGAGTATTTGTCGAGGGGTAGCGAGAGATCAAAGCATGTCTGGAAATTTACAAAGTCAGGGGTTTCAATTTTTAACAGTGTCATTGCTGGATGATGATTGTGAAATGATAACTGTTAAAAAATTCGTGTGGCCGCATAATGAATTTGAACAGGCGGAATCTAAAAGGTTGTTAACTACAAAAAACATTGAAAACATGATCTTTAAACATGACTCAGAAAAACTCCAAAACCCAGAAGTACAAAAGTATTACAACGGGGAAGCCGTGTAGTGCCGCTCAATATATTGCAGAATTAGTATGTATAAGAAAATCTGAAAGAGAGAACAAGGGAAGTCTAGGGTATAAGTTTTGGAATAATGATGAGTCTTATCAAATACAAGTAAGGGTTGCTCATAAACTAATTAAAAAGTATGATGAGCAATCTATTTTACATTATCTAAATAACGATGGCAAAAATGTTTATTCTTTAGGCTATTTACATAGTTCTAAAAAGTTCGTTCTTCCAATAAAATTTGTTCAACAAGGAATTGAAAAATCCTACAAGATTGTTCAAGAGAAAAACAAAAAAGAGAAGAAAACTATAGAACTTCCAACTAAAGAATATCAACCAAGAAAACAGCAGTCCAAAAAGAATCTTTTAAACAAATTGAGGAAAGCAGATGGCTCTAATTAATCTAGGTGATGATTGCGACCCGCCTAAAAAAACAAAGAAGTTCAAAATTCCAGACTATTTAAAAAAGCAAGTAAAAGAGTATGGAAATATAATAAAGACAGGTTCTGAAGTCTTAAAGGAAAAGAATGATTATAAGGTTATTTCTATAAGTCCCGCTATAGATGTAGCCCTTGGTGGCGGTGTAAAAGAGGGTTGCTGGTTGACACTCACAGGAGATCCTAAAAGTGGCAAAACGACCACCGCAATGCAAATCGCAGTAAATTGTCAAAAGGAAGGTCGTCCAATTATCTATCTTGATGCAGAAGGTAGATTAAAGGATATGAATTTTCAGGTGGAGGGTTTTGATCCAGAAAATATTCAGGTTATAGCTCCAGAAGATAAACCTCTGCCCGCCGAAGACTTTCTAGACATTGCATATAAGTTAATGAGTCATCCCGACTATCACGGTGCAGTTCTTATTATCGATTCCATCTCTTCGCTTATTCCTGCTAAAGAATTAGATGGAGACTTTTCTCCAGGTCGTGCCGGATTGCCGAAAATCTTGTCCATTTTTACAAAGAAAATAGGGCAACTTCTTCCAAGGCAAAGAGGTCTTGTTATAGCAATTACTCATTATATTGCTAACACTGGAGGATTTGGAAAAGCAAAACTTTCTGATGGTGGAAATAAGATTCAGTATCAAGCCGATACTAGAATGGAAATTGCTGGCGGTGGAGAAAAAACACCCGCTGTTAAAGCATGGGACGATGACAATGGGAAAAGAATAGGACAAGTTGTTAACTGGAAAATCATTTGTTCTTCTATGGGTCCACCTGGAGGTCAGGTTCAAAGTCATATTAGATATGGACATGGAATAGATAAAACACAAGAAATACTGATATTGGCATTAGACTTGGGACTTATTGATAAGTCTGGCGCATGGTTTACTTGTGTATTCCTCACTATATTTAAAGATATTGCAAAAGAGATTTTTCCTAATATCGATGTTGATAATGAAGAAGAGTTGTTGTCTGTAAAGGGTGCAAAGTTTCAAGGTCAAAATAAACTCTATGATTTTTTGAGTGAAAATAAGCAGTTGGTAAACATCTTGGAAGAAATGATACTAGGAGAGCTATCTTGACAAATTGGAAGTTAACAACTAATACAAAAGGAAAGATAGGAAACAATATTTTTGCTAATCTATATAGATGTTCTAAAATTCTTGATCAAGAGATTAAATGCGGAACCAAAGATAAAACTCTTCAAGTAATAGAGCGAGAAATTGATTACAAAATCGAACCAGATGATACATTAATCACACATTCTGGTGACTGGGGCATAAAAAAAACAGAATGTAAAATTACATCCAAGCCATTTTATACACATACGATAGAACATGCTGCTCATGGAGGAGTTTATTTAAATTTAGAATTAAAATCAGTTATCAACAATGTAAAAAGATGGTACATGACAAATATGAGCCAATTTTTACATGAAAAAATATATCCTATTCCCTTGAATGTAAATTTTAACATAGAAGATATTGATCTAGATAAAATAAATCAAATAGAAAAAGTTAATTTATGTTATGCAAATTTTAGCATAACAAATCCATACAGAATAAGAGTCGCTGAATGGGCATGGGAACAAAATTTTATCGATTGCAACTTTCCAAAACGGTATCCAACTCAAGATATAGAGTTAAATATGCCCATGTTAAATGGTGAGAAACTTAGTTCGGATTCATTTTTAGAAAAGTTGGCATCTTACAACTTTGCAATAAGTCCTACTGGAAATGGTATAGATACATTTAGAACTTGGGAGTGTATTTTGTGTAACACTGTACCAATCGTTCAAGACAAATGGTGTAATAGGGTGTTTTCAAAGATTTGGCCCATGATAGTTGTTTCTAGATATGAATTTTGCAATTTGCTCGATGCAATTAACAACTTTTACGAGAAATACGGCAATATACAATATGACCATTCTTTATTGATGGAAGAAAACTTTGAAGAACTTTTAGATAGGATACAGTATGAAAGTGACAGGCTTAGATGGGAAGACGTATAATTGGAATCCCAAGTCTGGAAAGGGTAAAAGATCTAAACTTCATCAAAGAGCAAAAGAAGTAATTGACATATGCTTTCCGCATGATAGAATATTAGAAGAGGTGTCTTTGCCTGGAACTAAAGGTAGTTACAGAAGAGGTATTCTTCGGGCTGATTTTTTTATTCCAAACAGAAATTTAATAATAGAAGTTCATGGTCAGCAGCATTTTAAATTTAACAAATTTCATTTCAAAGATAAGTTATCATTCTTCCGCGCTCAAGGAAGGGATAAAGCAAAAAAGGAATGGTGCTTTATAAATGATATAACAATTATAGAATTTAACTATAATGAATCAGAAGAAGAGTGGAAAGAAAAAATATGACAGCAGATGAAAAATTAGCGGAATTCTATCAGGCAATAGAAGATTGGAAATCTTGCAGGCACTTGGCAAAAGTAGAATCTCCACCAGAAGCTGAAGAAATTTTAAATGCTTCTTCTGGAGAAATTAAGAATTGGAATTCTGAAGAGTGCAATATTGGAGCTTATAAACTTTATGCTTATGCAGAATATATAGAAACCGAAAGGGTAAAAGAAGAAACAACATTAGAATGGGCAGACTCAAGTATATGGTTTATTATATCAACATCAATAGATAATTATGGAAGTCAATACTCTAAATGGCAGCAAAAATACTATTCTGCAATTAAAGAAAATCCATTAGCTAGTGAACTATTAAAAATAAAAAATCATGCCGAAGCAAGAGTAAAAATACTTAATGGAAAACATGGTAGAATAATGAAAATGGCTGATACATTAAACAATTTATCTAGGAGAAAGTAATGTCGCCAGAATTAAACGAAAAACTTAAAAGGCTTTTAGAAAAAGGTAAAGAAACCGGAGACTTAGAGCTTATCGAAGTAGCTTTACATCTTTTGAATGCTGAATCTGGAAACAACGGTCAAGATCCGCCAAAAAAAACAAAAAGATTGGCAAATGAAGAATTTGATAATTTTGTTATGCATAACAAGGTTGAAAATGATGATAATAGAAGTGGACAACCTCTGGAGATAAAAAACAGAACAAATGAGTTTGTTGATGACGGCCTAGAGCACAAAGACGAAGAAAATGTTACCCCATCAATAAAGCCGGTTACTAGAAGGCGACCAGCATTCAAAATGGTTGATCAGGTATGCAGCAAATGCAACAATAGTTACAAAATTCATCCACAACACGCAAGAGAATTTTACGTCTGTGACAAATGCATAAGAAAATAAACAAAAAACTTCAAAAAGAAAAAAGATTAGAAGACCTTGCATCTGAAAGAGCTGTTTTGGCAGCTCTTTGTCAGTATGGACTTGATATGTATCTAGACATAGATTTTATCGACGCAAGATCTTTTACCGACCCAATGAACCAACTGATATTTGAATGTGTTTACAAATCGATATCAGAAAACTCCAAGGTCGAACTATCTTCTATTCTCTCTTCCGCAAATGATCTTGGTGTTCATGAGCAAGTAAATACCAAAGACGAAATAGCATTTATTAGATCTTTATTTAATTTTCCAGTTTATAAAGATAATGTCTCTTTATATGCTGCGAAAATAGCAAAGCTTAAATTGGCAAGAGATCTTTCTCAAACATTACAATCTTGCGAAAAAGAACTTCATACTATAACAGGTGAAGAAGATGTAATGGACATTGTTGCAAAGATTGAAGAACCTCTTTTAGAGGCTACTGGCGACATATATCAATCGTCCAGTAAAAAAACTGAAGTGCTTGGCGACGAGGTTGAAGAGTATATTGACTATCTAAAAAACAATGTGTCAGATTTCGCAGGTATTCCAACTGGTTTTGATAGATATGATATGGCGATTGGCGGCGGCCTAAGAAGAAAGTGTGTTGACCTTATAGCGGCAAGGCCTAAAGTTGGTAAATCTATGTTTGGTGATGCTGTGGCAATGTATGTTGCTGGAGAACTAAACATTCCCGTTTTGATGCTTGATACGGAAATGTCAAAAGAGGATCATTACAACAGAATCTTGGCTAATTTATCTGGTGTCGAAATAAATAGAATTTCTACTGGTAAATTTTCAGAAAATAATATTGAAAAAGAAAAAGTCGAAACAGCAGCTCATAAACTAAAAGAAATTCCATATCATTATATTAGTATCGCAGGCGAATCATTTGAAAATATTTTGAGTCAAATGAGAAAATGGATTTATCAGCATGTAGGGTTCGACGACAACGGCAGAACCAAAGACTGTCTAATAGTATATGACTATTTAAAACTGATGGGTTCTGAAGGTATAAATGCATCGATGCAGGAGTACCAAGTTCTAGGGTTTCAAATTACAAAACTTCACAACTTTACTGTCAAATATGATGTTCCATGTTTGTCTTTTGTTCAATTGAATCGCGATGGTATAACAAAAGAGTCAACAGATGTTGTTTCTGGATCTGATAGATTGATTTGGCTGTGTACAAGTTTTTCTATTTTTAAAATGAAATCCGATGAAGAAATGGCAACCGATGGAGTAGAACATGGAAATAGAAAGATAGTTCCAGTTGTTGCTAGACATGGAGAGGGTTTGGATGACGGTGATTATGTGAGCATGAAAATGCATGGTAAATTTGGAAGAATTGAGCAAGGACTTACTAGAAACGAAATTCATGATGAAAACAGAACCAGAGAAGAAGGTTTTGAAACAGATGTTGACGCAGGACAAGATATCATCAGTTTGTGATTCGCTAATAGAAAATGTGCATACTGTATTAGATTATTTTGAGATAGAGTTTGTAGAATTTCCAAATAGAGTTTCTTTTGCGTGTCCTATTCATGGGGGCGACAACTCAGAAGGATGTTGTATATTCACAGACGGCTTAACTAACAGAGGAAATTGGAGTTGTTGGACAAGGTATTGTCACGAAGAATATGTAGATAATATGTTTGGCTTTGTTCGTGCCGTTGTTTCTGCTAGATTGGGTAGAGACTTCACGATGATGGAGACTCTAGATTTATGTGAAAAAATGCTTGGCACTAATTTTGAAGACATTCAATTAAAACCCAAGAGAAACAAATCATTAATAGAAATATTTAATAGAAAAATACAACGGCATGATTTAGAAGTGACTAGGGAGGACATAACATCCAGAATAAATATACCATCAAAATACTACATTCAGAGAGGATTCAACGAAAACACTCTAAAAACTTTTGATGTTGGCGATTGTTTTGAAGAAAATAAGCCAATGAGCGGAAGAGTTGTTGTCCCAATCTACGATGAAGACTATAATTATATAGGGTGTGTTGGAAGGTCTATAAAGGAACATCTCAAACCTAAATGGTTGCATAGTAAGGGTTTTTCAAAAAATGCCCTTTACGGATTAAACATTGCTAAGGATTATATACTAAAAACAAATACAGTAATATTGGTTGAAGGTCAGGGGGATGTCTGGAAACTCTTTGAAGCTGGACTACCCATGACAGTCGGAATTTTTGGAGCATCAATTAATGAGGATCAATTATTGCTACTAGAAAAAAGTGGAGCATTAAATGTAGTAATATTAACAGATTATGACGATGCAGGCAACAAGGCGGCAGAACAAATACTTAAAAAATGCGGACGAAGATTCAATTACATTAGACCAGACATTAAAAATGAATTGTCGTCAGTAAAAATAAAAGATGTTGGCGATATGACAACAGAACAAATCAAAGATCTTATTTTTCCATATTTAGAAGGGATTATTTAATGAAAACTAAAATCATAGCCTTTGCGGGGTCAAAGCAATCTGGAAAATCTACTTGTGCCAAATTTCTTCATGGTTATCAAATGAGATCCTATCACTGTATTGATGATTTTGCCATTACAGACGATGGAGATTTTCTAGTAAAAACAAGAGTTGTTGATGATGATGGAAAAGTTAACGATGAAGATTATGTTTCTTTAGACATAAATAGAACAGATGTGAATTTTGCTGAGTGGGCAATCAGAGAAATGTGGCCCTTTGTCAAGAAATATTCATTTGCTTCTTCGCTTAAAAGCATTGCTGTAAACCTATTCAATATTCCTTCCGAATGTGTTTATGGAACAGAAGAACAAAAAAGAAAAACAATTGATCATTTAAGATGGGAAAACATGCCAGGAGTGGTATCTAATAAAACATCTTTTTATGTAGAGGGTGTAGATTCAGAATTTTGGAATAATATTATTATTCATGAAAATGGCCCAATGACTGCTCGTGAGTTTCTTCAATACTTCGGTACGGATGTTTGTAGAAAAATGTACGAAAATGTTTGGGTTGATAGATGTATTAAAGATGTGCAAGAGGAAGGATCTCTTCTTGCTGTAATCGACGACTGTAGATTTAAAAATGAAATAGAGGCAATTCAAAATGCCGGTGGTAAAGTTATTGGACTTACTCGGCAGCCGCATAAAGACAATCATGGCAGCGAAAAAGAGATAAGTGAAAATTGGGACTTGTTAGATGCGGTAATTGACAACTCTAAAATGTCTATAAATGAGATGTGTCAGTCTGTCATAGGACATATAAACGATTGGGATTGGATAGGAGAGGTAGTACAGAAAGAAAATAAGAAGAAATTTAATAAACTACATACTATAAAGGCTAAATAATGATTGTAACTTATATTCGTAGTTCTAGCTATAACAATTATGACTATTGCCAGATGCAATATTTTATTACTTATTGCCTGGGTCATAGATCTGCGTCTGGAAAAAAGGCGCAACTTGGAACCGTTGTTCATAAAGTTATGGAAGTATTGGCAGCCTGCACCAAAGAGATTCAAGATAATCCAGAAGCGAAAGATTTAACAATGTTAATTTTACACCAAGATCTTTAGACACTAAAAAATTTGTTGTTGAAATTTTGAATAGTAGTTATGAATGGTATACTTCAAATTGCGAGCACAATTATACAAAAGCAGATTTCAAGTTTTGTAAAGATCTTACTGAAAAGGGCTTGACTTATAATGACAGACAGTTTGACCCAAGAAAAAGAAATATTGTAGATGCAGAACCCCAATTCGATATTCCAATCGAAGAAGATTGGGCAAAATTTAATTACGAAATTGATGGAGAGATGGTAGAGGGACAACTTGCGATCAAGGGCACTATTGACCTAGTGACCAAAGTCGATGATGATGTCATAGAGGTTATAGATTGGAAAACGGGGCAGCGTAAAAATTGGGCCACAGGAGAAGAGAAAACTTACGAAAAATTACTTGAAGATCCGCAGTTGTTATTGTATAATTATGCTATATCCAAGCTTTATCCTCAATATAAACAGGCGATAATGACGATATTCTTTATTCGTGATGGCGGTCCTTTTAGTATGTGCTTTGATAAAGAAGATCAAGAGAAGTTTCTAAAAATGCTTGAATCTAGATTCAAACAAATTAATCGTAACAAAAATCCTACTTTATGCTCCAAAAATAGAACTAATTTTAAATGCACAAAACTTTGCCACTTTTACAAAAACAATTGGCCTGAAACGAATACTTCTATGTGTCAATATATAGAGGATCATATAAAAGCACATGGCATGGAAAACACTGTGAAAGAATGTAGTAGGGAAGGTTTTAATATTGGATATTATGAGGCACCTGGATAATGAAAATAGGATGGCAACCTATAAACTGTAAGACGCATTTTAGTCTTCAGCATGGATTTTGTAAAACAAAGAAATTGGCCCAACGATGTGCGGAGTATGGTTATACCGCTTGCGGTATAGCTGACTTCGGCACTTTGTCGGGTGCTGTTGAATTTCAGCAAGATTGTAAAGAATTAGGAATCAAGCCCGTTATCGGTTGTGAGTTCGATGGTTATATCCTTTATGCAAAAAATAAAGATGGTTGGTTTGACCTTGTAAAGTATGTTTCAAATCAGAATCTTGATGTATTGAAGGAAGTGGCTAAGAATGGCAATGTGCTATGTGTCACCCCAGAAAAAAATGGATTTGCCAACCTTTTCAAAGGCAATCATGTGCAGATTGATTATAAATCACAGGCAATCTACTATGTAGACCAGAGTGATGCTGAGTGTCACAGAATCATGCTCTGTGGCAAACTCAAAACCACTCTAAAGAAAATCAAGAATGTTGAGCATGACTTTAAGGAATTTTTTGATACTGACACATTTTATCTAACTGATAAAAACACCACAGTGACAAAAAGAGTGTCAACAATTGGAGAAAAAGACATCTGGCGCATCGTGGATCGTTGTGAAGAGTATGATCTTGCAGATCAACCCTCCTTTCCTACGTTTGAATGTCCAGAGGGTTTTGATGAAGATGAATATCTAACCGAACTATGTCGCGAAGGCTGGAAAAGAAAATTAGTTCCCACTAATAAAGTGGTGGACATTATAAACAGGGATATCTATGCATCAAGAGTCAAGCATGAATTAAAAGTTATTTTCAAAGCCCAACTTTCTGGATACTTCTTGATTGTTCAAGACATCATCAAGTGGGTTAAATCTAAAGGGTGGCTTGCTGGTCCGGGTCGCGGGTCTGCTGCTGGATGTCTAGTGTCTTATTTAACAGACATTACAGAAGTAGACCCTATTGAGTTTGATTTAATTTTTGAAAGATTTTACAACGAGGGAAGAAATACAGAGGGTAACATTGCCATCCCTGATATTGATATGGATGTTCCGGCAGAGCATAGAGATGAAGTTATTGCCTACATCAAGGAAAAGTACGGAGAAGAAAATGTTTCTCAAATGATTACCTTTGGAAGATTGCAAGGAAGATCTGCAATCAAAGAGGTTCTAAGAGTAAACGAGGCTGTTTCCTTTTCTGAAATGAATGATATTACTGACGCGATTCCAGACGAAGCACGAATTTCAGACCAGTTAGAACTAATGGATGAAAAATCGGTAATTAGATGGGCATTAGAAAATGAATCAGAAGATCTGAAAAACTGGGTTTACTTAAACGACGATGACGAATTAGAGGGTCCACTTGCCCATTTATTTGAACAAGCAATAAATATCGAAGGAACCAACAAGTCGCAGGGTAAACATCCAGCGGGAGTTATTATTTCAAAACATAAACTTTCAGATGTGTGTCCCATGACAAAAGACAAAGAAGGAAATCCGATTGTTGCCTTTGAAATGAACCCGTTGGAAACGCAGGGACATGTTAAATTTGATGTATTGGGAATTGATTTACTGTCAAAAATAATGGAAATATGTGAAGAGGATTAATTAAAGAAAGGTTTAATATGAAAGAAATGAATAGAGAGGATTATAAGTCGGTAATTTTTGATGGATGTGCCATTGAATGCGATGGTGTTTCTGTTTGTAATTTAGTTAACGTACAGCACTGGCAAACTTTTATTCCAAAGGCTAAGTATCAAGTATGGTCTGACCGTCACAGTTTTAACCATCTTTATCTTACTCTGGATGATGCTTTGGATAAGTTTTTTGACCTTTGTGGCAAATAAGGAAATAATAATGAATTATAGAGATATCATAGTCTTCGATTTTGAAACCACTGGTCGAGATCCAAACAAATGCCAGATCACACAAATTGCAGCAGTTGCTATTCATGCAAGAAAATTAACTCTACAACCTGGAGGAGAATTTAACAGTGAAGTTCGTCCAATTATAGACGATGAAAAGGCTATCGCCGCAGGATTTGATCCAATAGAAGACGAAGCCCTAGAGGTTACTAGAAAAACACGAGAGGGACTGGCAAAAGCACCGCTTCCAAAAACGGTGTGGAAAAAGTTCGCAAAGTTTGTAGATAAATACAACTTCAAAGGAACTTCTTTCACTGCACCAATTGCTGCTGGATATAATATCAATGGATACGACATGCCAATCGTAAATAGATATTGTCAAATGTATGGACCTATTGATGAAAAAAGAAATCGTCAAAAGATTTTTAACCCAATTTTTACAATGGATTTAATGCAGCATATCTATTGTTGGTTTGAAAATAACGCAGATGTAAAGGGTTATAGTATGGATTATTTGAGAGATTATTTTGGAATGTCCTCAGAGAATGCTCATGATGCTCTACAAGATGTTAAAGATACTGCGAACATATTGATCAGATTTTTAAAGATGCAGAGAAACCTATCTAAGAAAATCAAGTTTGAGAAAGCTTTTGCGAATGGAGAACTATATGTCAAATAGAGTTTCTGCTGTAGAATCTCTTCATAAGGTTTTTAAACCAAAGGGGTGCGACCTACCTTTTGATATCAACAACTTTGATGATTCAGAAGTTTGGGATTTGATTTGCGATGGAAATACCAAGGGGGTTTTTCAATTAGAATCCAACCTTGGAAAGCATTGGGCAAAGCAAATTCAACCAAGAAACATCAAAGAACTAGCAGCTCTACTTAGTCTTATTCGCCCTGGAACTTTGTTGGCTAGAGATGCCAACGGTAAAAGTATGACACAGGTTTATGCAGACAGAAAGGCTAGAAAATCAGATAGTCCGGTTGAATATCTTCATGAATCTTTAGAAGAAATTTTGAAAGAAACTTATGGAGTGTTGGTTTACCAGGAACAATCCATGATGATTGCTCAAAAATTAGCGGGCTTTGATCTCAAGGATGCTGACGCACTTAGAAAGGCGATTGGTAAAAAGAAAGCAGACCTTATGGAGAAAGTAAAGAAGTCTTTCCTAGAGGGTGCCGCTAGTCAAGAAATCGTTACTAAAGAGGTTGCAGAAGAAATATTTGGATGGATTGAAAAATCTAATCGTTATGCCTTCAATAAATCTCACGCCGTTAGTTATGCTATCAATGCTTATTGGAGTGCATATTGTAAAACCCATAGACTTAAGAAGTTTTATGAAAAATACTTAAATCATTCTGAGAAAAAGCCCAAACCAGATGTAGAAAAAAAGCAGTTGATTATGGATGCCAAACGTGCAGGAATTGAAGTTTTGCCACCAAGACTTCAACATCTTCACGAAGATTTCTTTCGACATCCTCTTGAAGACACAATTGTTTTTGGACTACGACATGTTAAGAATGTTGGAAAAGAATCTGAAAAGATAATCAAGTATATTGAAAAGCATAATGTTCAAGACTACAACTGGATGGACTGTCTTATTCATATGATTCATGGATTAAAATTAAACAAGCGAGCGGCAGTGGCATTAATTTCTGTTGGGGCTTTTAATGGAAAGAATAATCGAGAGAATAGGCAGAAAATGCTGTATGAATTTGACAGTTGGAAACAATTGTCTGCCAGAGAGCAACAATCCATTGTGGATAATTACACTAGCGAAGATCCTAGCATGTATTGTGATACCTTGGCCGAGGCTATAGAATGTATGACAAAAACTTTAAAGGTTAACTCTAGACGTTATGAAACAGTGATAGACATTAAGAAATCTTTAGAAAAACCATTTTATGATGTTGCCGATAGTTCTGAAAGTATAGCTACGAGCGAGAGTAAATTTCTAAGTTGTAGTCTTACCTGTGGAAAAACAGATGGATTAGATACAAATATTTCAATAAATATGTGTAATGAAGTACTAAACAAGACTATAATAAAGAAAGCAAACATTGCTGTTGAGATTACTAATATAAAGATTGTCAAAACTAAAAGGGGAAAAAATCCTGGTCAAACAATGGCGTTTTTAACTGTTGAAGATTCTAGCGGTTCTTTAGACTCAGTGACTATTTTTCCCGAAGCTTATCAAAAATACAAAGATCTCTTGATTGAAGAAAACACAGTTCTTATCAGAGGTGAAGTTTCTAAAAAAGATAGGTCTTCTTTGATAGTTGATGACATAAAACAAATATAAGGAAGGGTTATGAATAAATGTCATTTTTTGGGAAAGTTAACAGAAAATCCAGAAGTCTATCTAGAAAACGGTGTGCCAGTCGTTAATTTTGAATTAGAACTTGAAGAGTTTAGAAAAGACAGCAATGGTGAAAAAAGAAGATCGGTAACATATATTGGCCTTGAAGCATGGCACACGGCTGCAACTACTATAGAAAGATATGCAGAAAACGGCTCTATTATGGCAGTAGAAAGCATTGCAAGAAACACCGAATGTGGTGACACATATTTTAGAGTAACAAACTTTAAAATTCTAAACAATTGAATTATGCTATTATACAGGACTATAAATGGCAAAGAAAAGGATATTATGGGTTAATGAACCCTCTTGGAAAGCAACTGGATACTCTGTATATGCAAAAGAAATTCTACCTAGATTAAATCAAGTTGATGATTTTGAAGTCGCAGAACTTGCTTGCTATGCAACAAATATAGATGTCGAAAAGCACAAACGCCCCTGGAAAGTTTATGCTAATCGTCCAGACCCACGTTCCCCAGAGTATCAAGAGTACTCGTCTAATCCAAGTAGAATTTTTGGCGAACATAAATTTAATGAAGTTTGTTTAGACTTTAAGCCCGACATCGTAATGGATATACGTGACTGGTGGATGTTTGAATATCAGCAAAGATGTCCATTTAGAGATTTTTTTCACTGGGCAATAATGCCAACAGTTGATGCCACGCCCCAAAACCCTCAATGGATTGACACATTTAGTTCTGCCGATTCTGTTTTTACCTATTCTGAATTTGGTCGAGACACTATATTGGACCAATGTCCAGAAATTGATTTTTGCGGTATCGCATCGCCCTGTGCCAGCGAATCTTTCTTTCCCATCGAAGACAAAGAGACCCATAAAGAAAATATGGGACTAGATTCGAATTCCGTCATAGTCGGAACCGTTATGAGGAATCAAAGAAGAAAGCTCTATCCAGACTTGTTTAAATCCTTTCGGGAAACCTTAAACAAGACCAAAAAAAATAATCTTTTTCTTTACTGCCACAAATATTATCCAGATATTGGATGGGAAACTCCAGAACTTTTAGATAAATTTGGTTTAAACAATAGAGTCTTATTTACATACAAATGTTCCAACTGTAAAAATCTAGAAGTTAATTTTTACAAAGATTCCGTTTCTAACTGTAAGAAGTGCGGAAAGTTTTCTCAAAAATTGGCAGGAATTGATAATTCCGCTACTGAGAAAGAGTTAAATAATATATACAATATATTTGATGTTTATGTTCAGTATGCCAATAGCGAGGGTTTTGGTATGCCCCAATTAGAGGCGGCTTATGCTGGAGTTCCAATAATATCAATAAATTATTCTGCTATGTCTTCTATAATTTCTAATACGGGGTGTACAGGAATTGATCCAATACACCTTTCAATGGAAGCAGAAACTGGTTGCTATAGGGCTGTTCCAGACAATAACTCTTTTATCGAGTCTTTGATCCATCATGTTGAAGACTATAAAAATCTTCGCAGTAAAGGTATTGCCTTATCAAAAATAGCTAGAGAAAAATATAACTGGGACAAAACTGCTGATGCTTGGATAACTAGGTTTAAATCTGTAAAACAAAAACCCATACAAGAAACATGGTTGTCTCAACCAGTTGTAAAGCGACCATCTCTAAGCATACCATCCGACAAAAAAGACCCTGTTGATCAAGTTAATTATCTTTTTATAAATGTTCTTCATAAACCAGAATGGATTGGAAACAGTCTATGGAGAAAAATGGTAAAAGATATTTCATTTGGGTATAGGGTTAAAAATTTAGATGATGACTACTATTTTAACGAAGATCATACGGTGAAAGCTTCAAATGATCAATATTCTGATTTTAATGTTCATATGGCATTAAACGAATTAGTAAAGTTTAGAAATCAAATTAATGATTGGGAAATTTTGAGAGGGAATATTGTAAATGCACAATAATAATTTTGAATATATTTCACATGTAATTGAAGGTCATGATTTTAAAGACCTTTCTTCGTTTTTTCATCCAGAGTTTGTAAAGATAGCTAGAGATGAATTGTTTATCAATGTTTTAGATTCTTTTCACAACCAGCCTATCAAAGTTTTTCAAGTGGGAGCAGTTGAGTCTTTGTCGTCTGCATTTAGAATTGGTTCTGGATGGAGCGAATTATTTTGGGGAAGTTATATAAAGAAAAACCTGGGCGAGTTGCATGTGGTAGACATTAATTTAGATCACCTAGCTCATTCAGGTTTCTTGGCAAGTAGTCAAGGGTATCAAGCCAATCTTTCTATGGGTGATGCTATTGACTTTATAGTGCCAGGATTTAACATTTACTATCTAGATGGAGCAGATATAAATCAGAGTTCAGATGCTTATCAACAAACATTAAATCAATTTAAAAAAATAGAAGGTTCTAATTCAATTGTTCTGGTGGATGATGTTCCTACAAAAGCTAAAGCCTTGATAGAGTATGTAAACCCAATCTCTGAAGAAAAAGGTTGGCATGTAAAAATTTATGAAAATTATGGCAACGGTATGATGACAATTGACATGAGGAAATAATGAAAGTTTTATACATAGGGCACTACTGCGATGCTACCGGCTGGGGAAATGCCGCCACAAACAACATTCTTGCCCTGCTGAAATCTGGAGCAAGTGTTGTCCCTCGTGCAATCACATATGAAAAAGATCATTGTGGTTATTCTAGTCTTATAAAAGAGGCTGAAAAGCAATCAAATAATGGTTGCGATATTGTAATTCAGCATACGCTTCCTAGTAATTATTGTTATGATGCAAACTACAAAAATGTTGGATATTTGTCTGTAGAATCAGGAGACTTTAAAACAACTGGATGGCAAGCAAATTGCAATTTAATGGATGAAATATGGACATCTAGTAAAACTACTGTGGAGACTATTAAAAATAGCGGCGTTACTAAACCAATAAAAATAGTTCCACACTCAATAGACATTAAGAAATATGAAAATCCAAGCGGAAAACAAAAGATAGATACTCTTCACAATAATTTTACCTTTGGTTTTGTGGGAGAGTTCATAGAAAGAAAAAACATTAAAGCTTTAGTTCGAGCTTTTCATATGGCATTTGATCCAATTGAGCCGGTTAATCTTTTTATCAAGACTTCAAAAACAGATCTTGAATCTGTGGAAAAATATTGTAAATTTATAAGAGACGGATTGAAGATAAGAAGTAAATATCGTCAAGAAGTAGTTGTGACTGGAACAATGGATAAAATTGACTATGTTTCTGTGTTAGATCAGGTAGACTGTTTTGTTATGCCGAGCAGAGGTGAAGCATTTTGTATTCCTGCTCTTGAGGCGATGGCACTAGGGATACCTTCTATCTGGACAGAAGGAATAGGCATGGAGCATGTATTGGGAGAATCCGTTAAATCTTACGATGTCCCATGTTTTGGTGCTGTAGATACATTACGAGATCTTGACACCTCTAGATCTACATGGAAAGAGATAGACGTTTTAGAATTGGCTAAAACCATGAGAAAAATGTATGAATCGCTTTCTGATGATGACTACAAAAAGGACTGTAAAGAGCAATGTATTTTAAGGTCTTCGGCCCATAGTCATGAGGCAGTAGGAAAAAAGATGAAGGAGTTGTTAAATGCCTGCTAGAGCAAGTACAAGATCTGTTAAATCTTTGATGAGAAAAGTGGAAAGGGGAGATAAGTTAAATATCTTGACCTTTGCCACTCACGAAAGATATGAGGAAAACCTTTGTAAAACGGGTCATAATTTTTACTCTTTAAAATACGGAAAAGAGTGGGATACAACATATGCTCCAGTTCCAGAGAACTATCACATAGTTGACAACATACCCAGTTGGGTTGATATCGATATTGTTTTGTCTCACACTAGTTGTAATAGAATACAAGTCGCACATGACCTGCTTTGCGGAGTGCAGGGTTTGAGCAACCAAATAGCAGTGCCAATACTAAGGCACTGCCACGTTTTGCCGGATGTAAGGTTTGATGTTGCTCAAGAAACTCTACAATTTGCCTCGGTTCCTGTTGATGCTAATTCGTTTATTTCCAATTTTAATCAGAAAAGTTGGGGTTATTCTGACGAGAATTCAACTGTAATAGAACATGGCGTAGATACTGATTTTTGGTGGAACGCAGATGAATCATTACAACAGCCAGTCATATTGTCTGTTGTCAACGATCTTCCAAATAGAGATTGGTGTTGTGGATTTGAGTTATGGAAAAAAGTGGTACATGATTTACCATATAAACTTGTAGGAAAATGCACTGGTAAATATGAGAATTTTTCTCAGCCCGCTAAAAACAAAGAAGAACTTAGAGAGCATTATAGAACTTCTAAAGTTTTTCTTAATACCTCTTTACATTCGCCAGTTCCTACAGTTCTTTTAGAGGCGATGGCCTGTGGTTGTGCAGTTGTATCTACGGCAAATTGCATGATTCCAGATATTATAGAAAACGGTGTTAATGGATTTATTTCTAATGATCCAAATGAACTCAGAGCATGTTGTAAAGCTCTGGTTAACGACCCAGGATTACTGCGAAAAATTGGTGTGAATGCCAGAAGAACCATACTAGAAAAATACAATTTAAATAAGTTTGTTGATAATTGGAATAATTTAATATACTCTACGATAGAAGGAAATATATTATTATGAAAGTATACATTGGATCAAACCCTCAAGACGGTCAACTCAACTTTGACTGTAATACAATAGGATTATTTAATAATCAAGTTTTAGATAGTGAAGCAAATGAAATCGTTTGTGAAAATTTGTTTTCTAGTTTTCATTATTCGGAACTTGCCGATGTTATTTCTTTGATATGTAAAAAAATGAGACTCAGGGGCAAACTTGTTATTAAAGAGTTTGATTTTTATTTTATTTCAAAAATTATTTTTAGAGGTGAGTCCACGACAAAGACGGTCAATAACATCTTATTTAAAGATGGAAATAAGATTAAGTCAATTCTAACTCTGGATCTTATAGAGTCACTTCTGCCGCAAGATAGTTTTAGAATCACTAAAAAAGAATTTGGCAAAGTAGATTTTACAATACAACTAGAAAGGGTACAATGAAAGATATAAGAACAAAGTGTGATGGCTGCGTATTTGCCACGTTTGGTCGTGACGGATTTCAGCATGGTTGTACTTTAGAAAGACACTCTAAACTAGGAGTATCCGAGGAATCGGAGTCTGAAAAATATTTTCTTTTAAACAGGTTTTGTAACACTTATAGACCGTCAGAATGGTTAGAGGACTTGAATTTTAACGAGTCTCTGGATACTGAAAAAACAGTAATGGAAGAGATATCTCCAAGAATTGGTTTTGTTGTGAATCTTGAAACAAGTGAAGATCAAGCAATTGAAAAATTAAAGGCAACTTTAGAATCGATTATTCCCAATAATCCAAATTATGTTATTGTAATTACGGACAAGGTAGAGTATAATGAAGAAGTGTGGCAGTTATTTATTGAGCTGTTTGGAGATCAAAACGAGGGTTTAAAATATCACATAGTTCAAGTATCAGAAAAGCAAAATGATCGTAAAGATTTAATGATAGATGAGTCCTTTTCTCATGCTCAAAACGGATGGATTTATACCACTACCAGCGGAGAGATTGTAGATCCTGAACTCAAGAAGAAAATTCATAATATGATAAACGTTGACATGAAGCAATTGATCATGGTCAAACCTTATGATGATTTCAACGGGCTTTTGTTTCCTGCATATTTGTTCAAATTTCTCAACGGAAATAATCCTAAACTTTTTTCAGATGAAATTTTTGATAGTAGAAATTTTATTGAAAAGTTGGAAGCTGCCGACCAAAGATCAAAAGGAAAACACGTTTTAACATGGGAGGAGTTTAATGCTTCCTAAAGTTGCTATCATTTGTGCGAACTATAACTATGGCGATTACATTATTCCTGCCATAGAAAGTATTGTAAACCAGACTTACGAAGGACCACTTAGACTTTATGTTGTGGATGATGGATCATCTGACGATTCTTGGAGTAAACTGTCTGAATGGAAGGCAATCAGATGGGATGAGTTATGTTTCACTGATCGTAACTGCACATTTGGACCGCCAATGACAAATCTACAAGACGTTCAGTTTGAAAGAATATCTAATTCAGGGGCTAGTGTCGCCCGTAATACGGCCATCGAGATGTGCTGGGACTGGGCTGACATTATCGGTGTTTTGGATGCTGACGATGCTTATTATCCAGAAAAGGTTGAGAAG